GTTTCCCAGTCACGATCTGCGCGTGGAAGACGGGCTAGCAGATGACATCGAAGTTTCCGGATCTCTAATACCAATGAAAATCGTAAAGGGTACGCTCAAAAATGTCTGGGCAAAAACTGCTACTGGCTTGGGCGTGACGGTGTATTTTCTGGATAGAAACGGAAAAAAAGTCTACCAATACCCAATATTTTTAAATAATGACTTTCTGAGGCCAAATTATTCTGTCGATTTTGCGCAACCAATAAAAAAGAGTTTCATCAGTTCTGAATGGGCCGGCAGGGTGGAAGTTGAAGTAACTACTTTGAATCTTTTAACTGACTAAATCTGCGTGAGCACTTCGGAGAATCCCTTGCGGTTTGCAATCGCCTGAAGGAAGGCCTCGGGGTTGCCTCCCCCGATATTCGCGGAAATGAACTGGCAAAGGTTCCCAGGGAATCCCGGGCAAAGCGCCTTCATTAATACGATGCGCGTCTCCTCGTCGCATTTCGTGAAGAGGCTGTTCGACAGTTTGGCGGCGATCCAGTCTTTCATTTTCTGATTCAAAAAAAACGTGACGCCCTGGACCGCGCAATCCCAATAAGAATAAAACGTCCCGCTTCGTTCGATGCACACCTTTTTAATTTTTTCTTTTTGGGATTTTGTAAGGCCGTCGATCCTGAAAAGACGATAATTCTTTTGATCGTATTTGGAGAGGTCGTTTACTTTGCTGCGAAGCCACGCGCCGTCGGTTTCGTAGATCCTCTCGGAATCAAAGACGATTCCGACGTGCGTGGCTTTCCCAAGGCTGAAGAGACGGATCAAACTGGACGTGAATCCTTTTCCATAAACGAAAAGAATATCGCCGGTTTGCGCGTGGTCTTTAAGCGGCATGATCATGGGCCTTTTCGGCGATTCCTTCTGCAGCGCCCTTCGCACCGGCTTCCACCAGTTTAGCGATCAGGTCCGCGCCTTTTTGCCGGAAGGCTTCTTTCTTTTCATCGGGAATATCGACGATGTGTTCCTCGATGAAGTTTTTCAATCCTTCATGCAGAGTGTTCAAAATCGGAGCCATGGGTTCCCTCTTTTCGGTTAGGGCCCGGAAGATCCCTTTCAGGTGCCACCAGGCGCTTGTGAAGATTCCTAGAAAATGATACCCGATTTCACGCCATCTACTCATTTACCGGGGCAGGTGAAGAACCGCAAGAATGACGGCCGTGCAAACAGCGGGAGGAATAGTGAGGCAGGAAACGACGAGCGCCCATCCGAATTGACGCCAGAATTTAATAAATTTTTCGTGATCCTCGACTCGCGCCATGATGCTTGCTTTCACGGTATCGGGTTCTTGAATGTTCCCAATAAGCGCTGCGTGGATCGAGCAGACTTTGTCTTTCAGTTCCTGAAATTCTTCGCGGAGTGTCGGCATCGTTTTAGCTCCCAATGAAAGTATAAGAACCGCCGCTTCCACCGCTTCCGGTTCCATCATCGAATTGATCGAAGATCAAAGAAAATCCGATGGGCGCTTTGGTGTCCGTATTAGTCCAGTCACCGTTCCCGGTCGGCGTTCCGTTGACGGTTGTAAACATGAAATTTTGCCCGGGTCCCCAACAGTCAAGATCCGACGCCGTCGCAACAGTCGCGGTGTAGAACCCGGTTCCGCTCGTTGTCGTCGTCGGTAAAATCACGATTCGGTACCAAGTCGCTTTTGCGAGGCTTGTCGGTGTGATCGTAAAATAAGAAATTTTCTGGCCGGTGTTACTTCGAATACTCCCGTCATAAGCCATTGTCGTGGCGGTTGCTCCGTCCGAGGCATAAAAAATAACGTTCATGTCCTGGTCGTGGTCACCATTGATTGCGACGCCTTTTAATCGTGCCGGAGCTGCGATTTGGAACCTAACGCCCCGGCGATCAGGATTTGAATTCGAGGCCCACGTTTCAGCGGCGGCGGCTGTCGCGGGTGCAGCGCCCATGATTTTAATTTTGTTTCCGCTATCATCTTCCAATCCGATAACGCAGGCAGAATCTGCCTTTGTGGATGAACCTGAAAATGCGTACGGGTACCCTGTTTCAAAAGCGGCGCTGGCATAGCTCACCGCTTGCGTGTAGCTACCGCTCGTAAACGCTGTCACCTTTGAACCGGCGAAATAAGGCGTATTTGCAGAAAGCGAAGCATCCGCTCCAAGCGTTACCCAGAAAAAGGTCGTCGCTGCGGGAGTAAATGTTCCGAAAGTTCCGACGGGTGTTCCTGAAGGGTTTCCTGTTGTGTCGGTTATTGTTTCAATTCCAGCCGACGCCGTCCCGATGAAAGAACTTGTTGCGGTCACATAGACGCCGACTTTTCGAACCGTCACGGCTGCCGGCAGTTGAAAAACGCATCCACCGTATTCGTTCAAAGAATTCATAGCGTTCGTGTTGAAACCACCTGACCAATTCGCGTCAAATGCAAAAAGTTGAGATGGCCATTGCGTTTCCCCGAAATTGACCATCGTCGCGTGCGCCGGGGACGCCAAAAGGAAAACGGAAAGAAACGCTGATAAAAATTTCTTCATCATGTCTTGGTCACCTTCAGAACTAAATTTACCCGGGTCAGGGTGCTCGCGGAATCCACGTTGAATTCGATAATGTCCCCGGCCGAAACTGCGGTTGAGGTCCAGGAAGACACGGCTGCGTTTCCGGTCTGCGCGGACGACAGCGTTGGTTTGTTCCCGCCCCCGCCCACGATGGAAGATCCGGAGCGCTTGACGTCAATCACAACGCTTCCGCTCTGATCCGCGGCTAGGTACCAGTTCGTGATCGTGCAATCGAAAGGAACGGTGACGAATCCTTTCGAGCCGGTAGTGACTGCGGAACCGCCGCCATCGATGGTAATGCCGAAGCCGGAAAGTTTGTTGTTCGAGACATTCATCGCGACGGAATCGGTTCCGCTAAAAGTGATGGTGTTGGAAATAGTCAGCGTTTTTCCGTCCGCAATCGTGAGTGTGGCACCTGAGGCCGGAGCTGTCAGCGTGACCTTGTTGATCGTGGTTGCGATCGCGACTCCAAGCGTAGGCGTGACGAGCGTAGGGCTTGTGTGAAGGACTACGCTTCCGGTCCCGGTCACGGCCGTAATCCCGGTCCCGTTAATTTCAAATACGTTCCCGGTCCCCGCCGTGTCAAAAGTTTTGTTTGTGAGCGTATCGGTCGAAGATGCCGAGATCTTCGCATCGAGCGCGGCCTGCAGATCCGTCTGGTCGGAAAGTGTGCCTCCGATCGCACCCCATGACACGCCTCCGGAAGGTGTTCCGCAAACGTCCCCGGCTGATGTCAGGTTTCCGCTCGCGTCGGTCTGCACGCATTTTGAAGCGGTTAGTGCGGTGCGGATCGTTCCGTTCAGCCGAATCGCGCCGCTGTTGACGTTCAGCGCCCAGGGGTTGGTGATCGTGACGCCGGTCCCGGCGATTGGGGCGGCATCGATGTAAACGGTGGAAGCGTTCGTCCATGTCGCGGTTCCAGATGCGGTGTTGAGCGTGGGCGCCTGGAAGTAGCCGGTTCGCTGATTCGCGATCGTCGTGCCGTTCGTGGTTTCGATCGTGTGAGCGCTTACAAAAAAGGCTGGCAAGTCTCCGGTAACGCCGGTCTTGTTGGGGCGGTGAACGTCAAAGAATCCGTTCGGGGTCGTGGTTGTTCCAATCGCGGTCGATCCGTCCGCACCGACATAGCGCACCTGCAGGAAACTTCCGGCTTGCCGGTTGAATTCCTTGATGCTCGTCGAAACGCTTCCTGTCGCGGCACTGACAAGTTCAGTGCGGAGTGCCCAGGCGTTGACCATGCTGCCGGCATCGTCTTGAATGCGTGCAAGGTTTCGCAATCCCAAACCGGCGGCCGCGGTCCCGGATGATTTTCGTTCCGTCAAAAGGATATCCGCAATATCGTTTGTGCCGGATGTGCTGTAGGCAATGTGAACCCGCGCCGCGGAATTGGAGGCATCCCCAAAAATGACCGCCCCCGTTTCGTCGGCGCGTTGATACGTGTAAAGAGATCCTCCAATTACCTGCTTGTATAAAATTTCGGAGGTGTTCGTTGTGTTCCAGATCGATTCCATCTGGTGCTGGACCTGGTTGGCCGTCCCCCCGAAATTTTGAGCGCTCATCGTAAATTTAGCGCCGAATCCGGCCTCTGCCGTTCCGCTCGAAAGTTTGGCCTCGATATTGAGAAGCGCAATCGTGTCGTTTACGTCAGTCGATTGTTCCCGGACGTGCCAGGTCGCGGAAGGACCTGTAACGCCTCCCCATCCCCCGCGAAGGTTTTCATCGACGCGGAGAAATTCCGTAAGCGATCCCAGGTTCTCGACGTAAAAAATCCATTGCGCGGTTTCCTGGTTGTTTGTGGGATCTTCCCAAACAAAAGTCATGGCTCCCATGCCTTCGGCGGTGCTGCCGGAGGCGTTCTCGCCGGTGAACCGGATACGCTGTCCAAAGCCGGCTTCGACCGGATTTACTAAATCGGACGAGCGAACATTGAATGTGGCGAGATCGTAAACGGAATCGTAGACGTCGGCGTTTCGGACAAAGTTAATGTAAGCGTCGGGAGATGCCGATTCCCCAAAAACCATCCCGCCGAAAGTGCTTTCCCCGATTTGGAGCGTGTCGCTGAGTCCGTCTGACGATGAATTGTGAATCAGCCAACGGCGAGTGTTGTACGGATCACCGCCGGAAACGTCGCCGATTGCTTTCAAAACAAACTGATTGGATTCGACCTGTCCTTCGTAATCGAGGGCCCCGGAAGTAATGTCGTACCAGCGGACGTTTGGCGTCGTGTCCTTGATTGTCAAATCGTCCAGGAGCATTAAATCCAAAGCACCGGGCCTCAAATTAAGATAAGAAGTTCCGGCGCCGCTATCATGGCACGCTTCGATGTACGGATCATCCGTGCCGGCAACGTTAAGCGTCCATTTAAAACAAGTGGCCGTGTTGTTTCCGAAACTGATATCAACGCCCATCGCGGCCGGGTCCAGATCGGTTGTGATCGTGTCTGTGCTTCTTGCGGTCGTAAGGTAAGTGCCGCCGGCAAGCGTAACGGTTGTGCCGGTGGTTGTGCCTCCTGTGTCAGCTGTGAGGCCTGTGATTCCACCGGCGGGAACGGAGGCCCAGGTTCCATCCCCGCGCCAAAACGTGGAACTGGATGCGTCGGTCCCACTGTTGAGATTCGTGACCGGAAGGTTTCCTGTCACGCCGTTTGCCAGGTTAATCTGCGCCCAGGCCGGCGCGTTGCTCGTCCCGGTGTTGGAAAGATAACGCGTGGCGTTTGTGTCTTTCGCCAATGCGAAGAGAGTGTTCGAAGCGGAAGCGTAAATCAAATCTCCCTGAGTGAATGAGGTCAGCCCGGTCCCGCCTTTCGTAACTCCGATGGTCGTGGCATTCCATGTTCCAGTGCCGATCGTTCCGAGGGTCGTCAGGTTTGTCGATCCCGCCCAAGTGGACAGCGCGGTATTCTCCACATCGGAAAGGCCAACATCGGCTTTTGTGACGGTGTCCCAGGCGGGAGCTGCGGAGTCGACCCCGTCGCCTGTCTGCCGGAGAAACTTCTTTGTGGTGGTCGTGTTTCCGGCCAGGCGTGCAGCTGCCCCGGCTGTGCTTCCATATATAATGTCCCCCAAAGTGGTCATGGGACTGGTCAATTTTGCGTTCCAGGTGGCCGCGGACGCGATGTATGAGTCTGCGATAGCCGTTCCCTGCCAGATACCGCTTGCAATCGTTCCAAGCGTCGTCAAAGACGAGCTTCCCGCCCAAGTTGAGAGTGCCGTATTCTCGACGTTTCCCAGGCCGATATCGCTTTTGGTGATCGTAACGTTCGAGGAAAGAGCGTATCCGTTTACCGTGCGAGTGGTCGGGACCTTCGCATCGAGCTCGGCCTGCAGGTCAGTTTGGTTTGAAAGCGTGCCCGTGATATCGCCCCAGGCCGGCGCGGATGCTTCGGAATCAATCGTGATGGTTTCGTTGCCGCCGGCATTGTTCTTGATTAAATTGATTCCGCTCCCGGCCACAAGTTTTGTAAATAAATAATCGGCGGTTGTGTCCCCGCTCGATACTTTTGATTTTCCGGGAAAAACAACGGCCAGATTCTTTACGCCGGCCGCAGGGGTCGTGATCGTTATGCTTCCGTCGGTCGATGTGAGAGATGAAATCCCGACGTTTAATGCGTTGATTTGTTCGAGTGCTTTTTGTACGTCCGTCGCCCCAGTCGTCAGCGTATGCCCGAATCCGGAAGCGTTCACCGTTACGTCCTTGGCCGGAACTTTCGTGACCGCGTAACTGGTTGGTATTGCGATCAAGAGAGATACTAAAAATGGAATTATTTTATTTTGTCTGAAAAAATCCATAGACCTTGTCTCCTGAATCGATGCCCTCATTGAGCGTCAAAATATTCGCCGAAACTGTAAAGTCCCCGGCCGCGAAGTTCTGTCCAGATCCGTTGATCCAGACGATGATGAGTCCATCCAGAAGCGGCGTTCCGGGAAGCGTGAATTGTGTTTGCCCGTTGCTCGAAGCGGTCACGGAAAACTGCATAAATTTTACCGGATGCCCGGCTTTGAAATTATTCACATAGACGATGTTCGTCTGGCGAATCACCGTCACGCCCGGATTCCCGTTCCGAATAATTTTTACGGACGGGTTCATACCGTCACCGCCGGCGAAATGCAAACACTTCCCTGCAGCACACGCTCGGCATCTTCCGGGGCGTTGGGCGGGATAACTTTCAAATCGTAGAAGCCTTCCCACGGCGCCGAGAAATCAGCGGTTTCGGTGGCCGGAATGCTGACCGTTATTTTTCCGTTTGGCCCGTCAATCACAATGCCTCCGTCCGGGTCCGTCGTGAGAGTAATGATCGCTTCGTCCGCGCCGGCCGCCACGCGGATCTGCATCTTGGCGGTGTAATCCGTCAGATCGATCGGTTCCTGGTCCGCATCCAAGTACGTGATCGGAAGTTCGAATTTTGCGCCCTGGTCAATCTTGATTGGAAGTGTTCCGCAAACGTCGCCCATTAGAAGTTGTCAAGGTCGATGCCTTGCTCCAAAAGAATGTTTTTGATCACGTTGTAATCGTCTGCAGTCCCGGCTCCGGTTTGAATCAGTCCGGCGAAAAACTGTTTGAGTTGCGTAAAATTTTTATAGCTGATAAATGATTGAACGGCAAACCCGTACGGCGCGAGCGCAAGCAATCGCTCCGGAGTGTATTCCTGCGCCATGCGGCCGAGTGTGAGGCCTGGCTGAAAATTGTTGAACGCTATTGTCGCCTCGTCCTTTAATGAAGCTGTTTTTGTGACTTTATCGTACGTATTGTTTCCGAGAACCGGGGACGGAAGAACGAAATCAGAGCCTATCGTGTCCTGATCCTGTCCCGCCGGCGGGTTAAAATCCGTGTATCCCATTCCGAGAACGGTTCCATCGGACGTCTGAAAAAGAATTTTTCTTGTGGCCATGTGTCCTCCTTAAATGAAATCGTAATAGCCGGAAACGCCCATAAGAATTCCGCGCTGTTGTGTTTCCGATTTATATTGAATGACTTGTGAAGAATCTGACGGGATTTCAAAAATCAATCCTTGTCCCCAGCCGCCCGATCCATGTCCATCGATCATTTTGCAGATAATAGATCCGCTTCCGGAGCTTCCCTTCGGCCGGAAATAAAAAGTGGTAACCGTCGCCGCGCCATTATTTTCAAGATTTTTGGCGTTGAAGGTAATCAAAGTTGAAACCGGCGGCACAAATGCAGAGCAGTCAATATCTGCGAATGACGATGAAGGCGTCGCGGTGTTGATGACTTCCTGGTAATCGTCATAAATATAACGACGATAAGAACCCGCACCGTACTGATAAACCTTGTAGAGAGTCGCCGCGCCGTTCGTCTTGAATTGGCCGAGACGCCTGTAAGCGGTGTAACCGGCCGGGATGTTCGCGGCGGTCAGGCTTGTGTCAAATCCGGCATCGATGGAACCGTCGGAATCTTTGCGGATCAAAAAGAAATAATACCAGGTGTTGTTCGCAACAGATCCGGCGAAAAGACCGCCATTTCCGGTTCCGGCCACCCACGTCGATCCAAGGTTTTTCGCCATGGAGGACGGGAGCGTCATGTCGCGCGTGTTGGTGGAATCCTTCGCATATCCAGCGCTGCACGTCACAACGTTGGAAGCGACTGAAAGATTGAGACCGCTCAAAAAATTATTTTGAAACGGCGGCTGCCAGACCACCCAGTTCGAACCATCGTCAGTCGTGGGATCGTTCCCGGTGTTGTCGTCTGCGACGGATTTATAAACAGCTCCGTCGACTTGGCAGAAACTGTTTTCGTAATAAACGGTGTCATCTTCGTATTCTGGAATACCTGCCTGGAATATGTAGGCAAGCTGCCGGAACGCTAAAAGAAAAAGGGAGTTTTCGTCTTCTAATGCCGGACGGTTATCGGCAATGACAGCACCGCCCCATCCTGTGAGGAACCGTGCGAGAGCCTGAATTTCAACGGGGTCTTTCGTGTTGTCGGGCGCTCCTTCCGCGAGGGACCCGAATTTCCCGAAATCGGACTCGGGGCCGGTTGATCCGAATAGCTTCTGCAGGACTCTTTCGATTTTCGCCATTTTAAATTGCTCCTTTAAACGTAGTTGATGTCTAGCTCGACGCCCATCGGCTTCGGGATAAATCCCAAATAAAGAGCAACGGCTGAAACGTTTTCGAGATCGGTATTGATATTGTACGTGATCGTCATGTCTGCATTGTCGACGACTTCGATGTCGTTCGGAAAAAACTGATGCAGAATTGAAACAATGTCCTTCAAACTCGAATAAGAATTATTCAGCAAAATTTTGAGCTGGATCAAAATTTTCATTTCAGCATCAAGCAGAATATAAAAAGAACTTCCCTGAAAAACGTATCGATACCAGATGATTCCGTCCGGGTAAGGATCAGCGTCGTACCTGCAGAATCCGTTACTGGCCGGCTCGCTGTACGTGGTCCAGTTGTAAAATTCGCGTTCAAGATCGAGGCCGTAAACTTTGCGCGGCACACCGACGATCCGGCCAATCACGTCAAGCTGTGCACCGACAGCGGTGTCCAGATCAAAGCAGCGCTCTTCGACCTGGACGAGCCCGTCGCAAAGGTTTTGGTTTGCCAAAATCTTGATCGTCGCCTGTGCTTTGGGTTTGATCCGGTACTGGATAATCAACAGCCCGGCGTAATACTTCAAAAGTTCCGGGTCTACGCTCATGTGTTGATCGTGATCCTGGAAGTTGCCAAAATAAAACGGTCTTTCTTTGTGGTCGGATACTTGATGGAATTGAAATCGTTCACAACGGAATCAACGTCAATTGTGGCCCCGGTTCCGTCGCCTCCGGTTACGGCGAGGCCTGCGGCCACGGAATAGCCCTGGCCGACATCGTCAATGGCAACGGTCAAAATTTCGCCGCCTCCGTCAACGGTCAAAACTTCAACGGTTCCAAGCGACGCGCCGGCCTGGACGAGCGTCAGAATGTTTCCGACGTTGTAGCCGGTCCCGGCCGCGCCGACCGAAACAGTTGCGAGGTTTCCATGCTCCACGGCGATCCCGACACCAGCGTCACTTACCACAACGTTCGGATTTACGGATCTGACAATCGTGGCGATTGTGGTCACATCGGCCGGTTCATAGATCCCGAATTCATACAAAGCGACAAGCTGCTCTTTCAGGTAATCAAGATCAATTGCCCCGCCGCCAATCGGAGTTACCGTGAATTCCATGTACAGATCTTCTTCGTCCGGGCGGTCAAATTTGATCGTGAACGTGTTCCCGTCAGCCATCTCGACTTCAACCTCTTCGGCGCCTTTCATTCCGCAGCCTGCGTTCCGGTACGAAAAAATGCTTTCCGCGACTTCCTCGTCCGTACCGCCCAGGACGATCACCCAAATGGAATGGCTCGGGATTCCATCCCCGTCCGTGCTGCCCGTGACGTTCTCATAAATCGAAACCTGGCTCACGCCCGGAATGTTCAGGAGCGCGGCATAAAGACTCTGCAAATACCCCTGAGACGGCTTCCCGACAGATTTTTGGCGGCGAATGCGGAAATCAGCATCGGTTTCCTGGTCAGTGCCTTCCTGGTAGGGAGCGCTTGGATTGTTGATCGCGGTCACGCCTAAAATGACAGTGACAGCCGTCGTGATCGTGTTCGCTTCGATCTGGACGCGCCCGATGTTTTTCGCGCGGAAATTAAGGGCCGTTGTGCCGACGCTGACGGTTACGGATTCCATCAAATAAAAAACGTTCCCGACATTGTCCGAGACCGTAAAGGGCACAGCGTCCGGATCATCCAATCCTTTGAGATCCAGTTCCCGGTCAACGGTAATCGAAACGGAAGTCTCGGAATAACTGCCGCCTTTCCGGTATATCCCGCAAAGCTGTGAGACCGCATCGAGCGCAACACCGACGGCCTGGTCGGGATCTTTGCTGCTGTAATCCTGGACGATCAAGTCAAGCATATCCTTTTTGGAAAGCGCGAAAATATTGATCATCTGACCATCAGGGGAATTAGAATCGACGTTGATGTCGGAACCGTAGATTTGTTTCAGGCCGGGGATGTCCGTCTGCCCGTTAATGATGGCGTTTAGGATTTCTTCATAGGTCTGGATCGAAATCCCGTTTGCGTCGATCTTATTTTCAGACATTTTTTACCTCTAAATTTTGGGTGAATCGCAAGGTGTAGATCGTGTCAATATTGTAGCTGATTTGGAGACTCCGTCTGTCGATCAGGAGCGCCTCGACGCTGTTGACGCGCACGACCCCGAAACTCTTTAAAATGACGGCCCTGCAGGAAAGCACGATCTGTTCTTTGGTTCCCTTTTTGCTCATGAGGCCGATCCATTCAATGCCGGCCGAAAGGTTGAAAAAGCAGTCGTTCACGAATTCCAGGAGGCGCGTCTGGATGTTCTCGTTAATCGCCTCGTTCGTGTAAAGGTACGACTGTTTTCCTTTTCCGAATTTCCAGTCGTGGTCTGCGTCAAGCGCTCTGATAATCATTCCAGTACCCCATCGATTAATGTTTTGGCTGCGTTGATCGCTGTCACCGTGGCCGGGTTCGGGGTGTCCCCGCCGGTATCCACCCAGGACGTCAGCGCCGTGCAGAGCGCGTCGAGCGCAATTTTCAAGGTTGCCATGCCGACCGCGATTTTTACTTTTTCAGCGACTTCTACTTCGGCGGCCGCCGATTCCAGTTTCGCGCTGTCCCCGTCAATCAGCGTGAGCTTGCTGTCACCATGCACGAGCGCGGATTTGACCGCTTCTTCCAGGCTCAGCTTCGCGGTCTTGTCATCGCCATGATACAAATGTACCCCATTTGATTCGTAGCTTTGGATAGGGTTTAGCTGGGAGCGAATCCCTACAAGAGCGATCCCGTCGCTCAAATCATGCGCCCGTTCGGACGCCGGCGGCAGGATCTGACCGGACGCGAACCATGAATCCAGTTCCCGGTCGTTAAAAAAAATAAGGCAAGTATCGCCGGCTGCAATCGGGAATGTCAGGGCCCCAGGGCCCCCGGAAAGAACCACGACCGGGCAATCGACAAGCAGCGGGTAGTTCTGATAATTGGTCCCGACAATTCGTTTGTAATTGATCGATATCCGCGCGGTCTGAAGCGTTGGGTTGAATGACTGAATCGTGCCGATGGAAATGCAATTGATCGAAGCAAACATCCGGCGCATCAAATTTGAAAGGATGTCCGGGAGCTTCGGAGTTACGATTTTCTTGGATTGGTCCGTTCCCTGGCCCGGGACCGGAATTGTGAATTCACTCACGCAATCACCTTCAGTCCGGAAGCGTTAAAAAGACTGACGGTTGTTTTGCATTTCCCGCCGACAGCCCCGCTGATCGTTCCGGTGTGCTCAATTCCATAAACTTTGTAGATGCCGTTATATTGCGGATTGACAGTGCTTATGAGCTGGACGATCTGGTTCATGACCAGGCGCGGCTCAAACAGGATCTCGACAATGATCAGAGCCTCGAATTTCCTCGGACTTCCCAATAATCCGGTTGAAGATTGGATTGTCAAAATGTTCCCGTTGATGCAGTCATTCTGTTTCATGCAAAATGACTTCTCGTTATCGATATTAAAATTACCGTTCGTTTCCGTTTTCAAGATCTCGGCCGTCGGACCCATAATCGTCCGGCCGCGCTGATACACGCCGTCGAACGTGCTTGCCGGTCCGATATCAATACGGCCCTGGCTCTTGAGATCCGTTTGCAGCCGGCTGATCACGCTCTGGCGGCTTGTCCCGGCAGCCAGGGTGAAATTCGAAAAAGCATTTGAATACGCAAAACCGCCGTCGAAACCCACGATCTCCGTTAAAACGGAAGTGCTTCCTTCTGCCCTACAGGACATGGCCGAGGTAATATTCCCTCGAAAAATGAGGGATTGCTGATCGTAGCCGGCATAGACCTGGACGAATTTATAAACCCGGAGATCGAACGGATCTTTGTATATTTTCTGGCGGGTCGGCAGGCCGAGATTGTGAATCTTGAAGTTTCCGGTATTGGCTGATGCGAGGAGGTCCCGCTTAACCGCAAAATCGAGCGTCAGCGGATCGGTGATAACGACTTCGTTTCCGCTTATGGTCTGGACTTTGAGCGTGTAATGCCTTTGAAATTTTTCCATTATGCAAGGATAAGATTCTCGACGGACTGCACATCGTTCGCATCCAAAAGGTAAAACTTCGCTCTTTCAGTTTTGAAATCGTCTTTGAAGACAGGCTCCTGGCCGTCCGTCGTGGTGCAGCCAAACCCAAAAGGAAGAATGTTTTGAAATTGACGGATCATGTTCGGGCTGCAGATCAGGCGCCGGTTGTTTACGGTAAATGCGCCGTAAGTGAATGAATAAAACCATCCTCTTTGATTCGCCACGAACCGGATCGAGAAATCAATGATCGTTCCGTCATCGAGGACGAAACGCTGGCTTTGGTTCGGTGAATCATCAAAAGAATTAATCAGTCTCATTGATTGAAAAAAAACTTTGTCATGTCAAAAAGGATTGAGGCCTGCCCCTGCGTCTGAGCGTTGCTGACGTTCTCGGCAACCATATCAGCCGCGCGCCCGGAGAAATTCGCAAGGTCTGCAATCGGGATATTGCTTGTGATTGTTTTTACCTGCCGGATCTTTTTGAAAGTGATGTGAATGTCCGAAATCATTTTCGTTTCGGCGTCCTGCTTTATTTTGATCCGGTCAATGGCCATATTCAAAAATATGTTCCAAGGAGTCTCGACCTGACACAACTGCCGGCTTGCCCACATCGAATAAAAGAAGTTATACGCGCGTTGCTGACGGGTTGCGCTTGTGTTCTTCTGATTGAAAAGATCGAAAAGATTCTCAGCCAGACTCACGGACTGAAGCGCCTGGCTGGCCGCTTTTTCGATCTGCTCATAAACCTGGTCGGCCTGGGTCGTAAAATCAGGCGAAAAACTCTTGATCAGCTGAAGCGCCTGGACGGCCGTCAAAATGGAAAGATTGACCGTCGGGAAAATGTCGGTCAGTTCGGCCACAAATCCTTTTAGGGTGAACTGCTCCGGCCGGAGCGCGATATGGTCCTGGATCGCAGTATTGTTCTCGACGTAATGATCCGTGATGTCGCTGTCCAGATCGACGTTTTCATCATCGATGATGTCAAAAAGAAAACCGGAGATCCCCAAAAGGCCTGGCGAGCCGGTCGGACGCACGATGAATTGATTGACCGTTTGCTCAAGAAGCGTGGCGACGTTTTGCAGGTCTGGGATCATCGATTATCCACCGGGTCTTGATAGGCGCTGTCGGACAGCATTTCCTCGAAAGTGTCTTTGATTTTTTGGACGAGGCTTTTTTGGTTTTCGCTGTCAGTGATATGGAATGTGAAATTCTGAACTTTGTTCGAAAGGTTCGATGCCCCTTGCGCGATCATGCCCGGTGCCGCGCCCCATCCGTTCACGGCCACGCCGCTGAAAAATCCCCAAAGCGGTTTGAATAAACTTTTCTTTCCTTCCATGTAGCTGTAGAGATCGTCAATTAATGCGATAAGAACCAAAATTGCTGTCCCTATCGGACCAATAAAACTAACGATAATTGCGGTTCCTATTCCCAAAAGAGCCGGCATTAAATACCCGTTGAGCATGTCGTTTAAATCTTTTACGAACTGAATCAAATGCTCAAACACCGGTGACAATTTTGCGCCTATCACATCAGAAAAAAACATCACATTCTGCTTTATATCGGTCCACATTTGATTCAGTCGCGCAAGGGAATCAATCTGCTGCATATTGAGAGCGTTGATCCGCTTGAGTTTTTCTTCGTCGTAGGCTGCGAAAAATGAAAGAGTCGCATCCGATAGGCCCATCATTTCAACGACTTGCCGGCGCACGTCCGGAGTAAGGCCTCGGAGTCCTTTTCCTATTTTGGTCATCATCGTGAAAGGATCTTCCTTGCCAGTGATTCCCGCGCCGGCCTGATTCAAAAAGAAGATCGGTTTCAGAAGGCTTTGATCCATTCCCATACGCATGGCGGTCACTTTGCTCTGCAGATTCTTCAAAGCCCCTTCAATCTCGTCCCCGCTAACGCCAAGCTGTTCAGCGTATTTGGTCCATTGCTGAAGCATCTCTGCGGAAAGGCCGGTCTGAGTATTGAAGTTCTTCATGGCCACACCGGTTGAGATGGCATGTTTCATGATTTTTTCGAGGGCTGATGCGACGCCGCCGAGGCCGGCGACTGCGAGAATGGAGGAGAGGTTTAATTCCTGGATGTCCTGAACGAAATCTTTTAACTTGGCGCCGTCAGTTTTGAATCCTAATTTGATGAAGAGTTCGCCAATCGTCATTTTTTCATCTCCGGTCTTTTATTGAGTTCCTGAAAGGCCCGTTCATATTTACTGATAAAAGAATCGTATTCCAGAGCCGCAATGACGAGATCTGTTCTCATACTCAATATTTCATCTGGCCTCCCGTAACCGGCTTTGCTCAACCTCAACGCGATAAGAATCGATTCGTCTGCTTCTAACTTTACGCGGGGAGTTTTGTACTGACTTGATCCCGTAGAATCGAGAACATCGAGCCGAGGTTTTTCAAGAAAGGGCGAAGGTTAAACCATAGCACCTCCTTCGCCACGATCAAAAAATCGCCGCGGGCGGCTTCGGATTCAAAAGTTTTTTTGTCGATTTTTACGCCGTCGTAAGTCGAGCGCTCCATGCATTTCCACATCAAATCTTCAATGGCGACAGAACTGAAAACGCCGAGAACCGCATCTTTCAGGGTGTTCAGGACCTCATCGCCAATCTTCATCTGAAGAAGGTTTTCGAGCTTGCCGCCTTCGCCGAGGAAATTTATTTTGATGGCCTGCAGCTCCTGCATGGTCGCTTTCAGAAGTTTATGGCAGACTGCGAAATCGGAAAGCGTGATTTCGAGTTCTGCCCCGCTATCAAGGATTTTTTTCATTCTGTCACCTCTGTCAGCCAAGTCACCGTGCACCAGATAACCCGGTGTTCTTCGCCCTGGGGCGCATCGACCGCAACGGCCACATGGCCGAATCGCTCATCAGAAATCGTAATGCCGCTTCCGTGCACACCGCTTGCTGTCACCCACTTGACTTTCGTTCCTTCTTTCATCCCGCCTCCCTTAACTTTTTATGAACTTAATATTGTAGTAAGTTTTCTACAGAAAAATCTTGTGGTAAATTTACTACAATATCACTTCCCGGCAGGGCGCTGATGCATCCCTTTTTCCTTCAGAATTTCAGCAAGGTCATCGACGTGCAGACAATCGACAAGGCAAGCGGATAACACCGGATGCTGAGTTGGTGCAATATATCCGTTGCAGTAATCGTTCCCCGGTGTTGCGCTGTGGAGTACGCCGACTGCTTTGATTTCTCCGTTTTCAATCTGAACGATCTTGTCACCGTTTTTTGCTTCGCGTCCGTTTCTGTAGTGCATTTTTTTTACTCCTTTTTTGCCGGAGTTCTTCCGGTTTATTTGGATGGTTATGGTCTGGACATCCTAATTTGCAATGCATATTTTACCCAATCGTGCGAGGCGCATTGCTGAAGACAAGCGTATAAATCGCCACGGCCTGTTCGGTATCGCCTTCCGTGTTTTCCTTCACATCGACGTTCCGCTTAAAAACGCCGCCGTTCATGATGTAAGTGTCCGGAGTAATATTTCCGAGACCATCCCCGACGTTCTTGACGAAAACGCCGTTCATCAGCGTAAAACCGGCCGGGTTGTTTTTCCAAAGCGCCAGAAGGTTGTTCAGAAACTTGTCATCTGAACTTCCGCGCAAAACGCGAAGGGTTACTTCGCACTGGTTCCCGCTGTAATTAAAAGCGTACATCGAGTTCCCGTTCTTTCCGGTTTTGACGGCCGCGATGTCATTCGGGAATGAAAGAACCCCCGCGTCCTGGTCGGCCTGGTCATTAAAAATACGATCGTTGATTTTGATCGTGTCTTTTCCTGTTAATGCTACTGATCCCATTGTGAATCCTCCAAAGTTTTATGGATTGACGTTGACAATCACACTTGATTGCTGTATCGCGCCGGCCTCTTTAATGGCGATCTGGATGAGCGGCGCTTTCCGTGCCAGGCGGTCAACTTGTGATTGCTGATTCACGGGCTGACTGTAAATGTAGTACCCGCGTTCCAAAATGTTTTTGATCATGTCTTCCTGGTTCCCAAAAAACTCAGCCGAATTCCAGGCACCCGGAGCCACGTACGCATTGTTGAGCGCGGCCTCACAAACGTTCCGGTACGCGTCTTTGAGCAGAGTCACACCGGGTTCGGTCTGCGGGACTTTTGTGGAAACTTGCCGGAGTGAATTGAACCCGCTCACTTTCAGTTGGGAAACAAACCAGATCAGGTTATAGACCTGGTCAAAATATTTATTGTTCCCATTCGAAACGACAGACGGAATCCCGGCATAGCTGATATACAGATCCACGCCGGCCGTCTTGGCATTATTGTAAATCGTTTGGGTGATCCCTTCGTCCGGGAGGATCGTGATCAATTGTTTCAGGTTCTGCGTGCGCGTGGCATTCGAAGCGTCAAAGTTCGTGGAGAACCCGCCGCCGGCGTATGCCGCCATTGCGATCCGGGCAGCCTGGGCGCTCGTGGTGTAAAGGAAACAGCGCGTCTTGTAATTTCCAGCGTCCAGAATATCGGTGAAAATACCGGCAATCGAAGCCGTCAAGTGCGAAGGAAACATCCAAATCTTTGAATCTGTCGCCTGCACCTGGGTTGAAAAGGCCAGGAGATCCTCATCCGTGGCCGGAATGAACGTGCTGAGAATTCCGGTAAAAAATACCATATCCTGCACGCGCGTAAGCGCTTCGCCAAGTTCCTCATCAGCCCCGCACGGAAAAATAATAAGCTGCCCGTTGCCGTTCAGAACGTTCGGGCTTTGGGAAAAGAAAGCCAGGGCCTGAAGGTACGCTTCGGAATCCGTTCCGAAATCCTCGCCAACGGCGGCCGGCGAAACGTAGGCACGCCAGTCCTCGTCCCATTCTTCGACCGGCTCGTCTTTGGTGAAAAGGGCGACGTTGTTGACGTTATATTCGCCCAGGCCAAGCGGGGCTTCTGAAACCGAAACTGAAATGACATTCACTAAATCAATCATTGTGGGTCCTCCGTAGGTTGTACAAAATCTACCGTAATTTGCTCAGTTTTTACGCGGCCGGTGAAGCTGTCGTAATAAGGCGTAACTTTTTTGCGCTGCTTCGACGTCAAAACCGGCAAGACAATTTGGAAACGATACAGCCGGGCGCTCGCTTCAAGCGATGAAAGGTCTGTAAAACCCTGCGGTATCCGGCCTAAATGAAAACTGTATTTTTCCTGCAGCGACTGTCCGTACTGCGAAACGAGCGCGGCCAGAAGTTCCTCTTTCCGGGTCAATGCGCTTGTGTCCTGGGACATAATGTCGACTGTCAAAAGTTCCTGGAAATTCGTGTTCTTAACTTCCTGGAACCCGTCCCCGGTTTCTTCCATGTGCGATTCATTCCGGTAAGTCCGAGACGATAAAAATCCAATCGTGATAATTATACCTTTGTCGGGGGGTATGTCCCATTTCTGGTTGTAGAACATCACCCGATCTTCGGAGAGCGCATCCTCGCCTTCTCCGTTCATTTCATTCAGGATAATGTCCCGCAAAAACTCAAGGCTGTTGGTCGGAGCGTTTAACAATTGGAGTACCCCTGGACGATGTCGTATTGAACGTATCCGTATTCCTTCCAATCGTACTGCTGCATCACCCGGTAATCGATCCCGTCAAAATAGATTTTGTCATCCGGTTTCAGAATGACGTCCGGCAGGCAATGCATTGTTTCCCAACGCCAGGACCGCTGGCCTTCCGGCTTGATTTCAAGCTGCCGGGCGGTAAACGGCTGCCGCACTCCACGCGTCTTTACTTTGGTCGAAATCTCCTGAACGTATCCGTCGATTTTCTGCTTGCAGATCTGAATAAATTCCATCGGCTGAAACCATCCGGTCATGGCCGCGGAAACGTTCGGGAGGCCGGCTGTCTGCTGCGCCAGGGGCGTGTCTTTGGCGTTCTTGATCATCGTGCGCCCCGGAAAATAAAAATGATCATTGCAATCCAAAGGAACGGATTCCACCGGTTTACGGCCACATGAACGTGGAGCTGTTTATCCCGGCACTTGCAGGGCTCTATTTTCATCCACAATGACTTGAATTTCATCGTGTCACCACTTTGCTTGTCACGGCCTTGCGGAGCTGCGCGGTATCAATCAGCGGGGCGCTGCTTCCCTTTTTGGCAATCGTGAGCGGGGCGTTCGGTGCCCATTTGCCCTTTCCCTCCGGACCATGCGTGGCAAATGCCCTCTGAATAACATTCTCAGCTAGGATGGCTAGTTTTTTGTAAGCCAGAACGAATTTTTCATTCGTCAAATGGTTGAAAAAAACTTTCGAATATTTGACCGCTTCTTTTTGAAGGCTCTGGAAAAGCGGTGCTCGAAGCCACGACCGCGCGGGAATGTTCCGGGACCGGCTTCCAAATTCATGGAGAAACCCAATCTCGGCGTTTGTGTCAGAGGCGTAATTCTTTCCCTTTTTGTGCTTGGCTTGGCCGAGCTTCGGGTTCTTAACGTCAACGGTTTCTTTGCGGTTGTAGGACGTGTTCCCCAAAACACCGACTTGAACGAAATGCTTTTTAGCAAGCTGCCGCTCTATCGCGATCAATTTCCCGATATCAAGCGTTACCGATCCCACTGAATTGCTGAATTTTTTTTTCATCATTCTGACGTTGTGGTCCCGTGAATCGTTTCGACGTTCCCGACAGCAAACGGAAGGACAAGCGAGAGGTAAATCATGCCATATCCGTTATTGGCGAAAACAGCCAGCTGGGGGTTCTTCATGTATTTTTCTGGGATCGTAAAGGCCACGGAGACGCCTCCGACCGACTTGGAGTTGATCGGAAAATTCGCCTGGCTTCCGAATCCCTGCGACGAGGTCTTGATGCTTTCAACCAGGTAGAAAGCGGCCAGGTAAAGAAAAACGTTGTTTATTTGAGCGTCAGTTCCGAAAAGGGATGGATTGAAATTCAGTTCCGCATTGTCGTACGCGGACTGAATGTCTGCGTCTGTGACGAAGTTTAGATCGTTCGGTTTTGATGCCGGCGCATAATTAAAATCGCGAACGAATTTTGATTTGAAAGCTGAAACCGCCGGAACTGACCATGACATTATTTTTCCCCGACAATTTTGATCTCACGAGGATAATCTTTTTTGAGCTTGGCGGCGACGGCCGGCGAGACTTCATGTTCTCCGGGTCCGAATTTACCATCCTTCGTGATGAAGGAACGCTGCCCTTTGTTGATAATGAGCTTCTTTTCAGATTTGGCCATTTTGAGTTCCTCTCTTTAAAAAATTAAGGGGAGGAAGGGAATTCTCCCTCCCTCCCCATTTTTTCGGCGGCGGTTATTTTTTTACGGCGTGTAATCGAAATACAGAACTTCCAACGGGCGGTACGCCTTCACGCCGGTGAATTGGCCGTAGGCCACGTTCTGGAACTGAAAATTGTTCGCGGTGTTGGGTGCCGTGGTCGTGTAAGGAACCGGGACGTCCATCCGGATCGTCTGCGGGTTCTTGCGGTAGAGCGCATACCGCTGTTTGTTGATCCCGCGAGAAGAGTTGTTTCCGGCATCGCAATATGCCAGGGGCATGATGGAAACGGGTTTCTGAACGATCTTGTCGAAGGCCTTCTGCAGCCATTCGATTTTCATCACGTTCGGATACGTTGCGGAAACGGGCCCGGCCAGATCCACCCAATCCGAAAGCGGAATGACGAAGGTGTCCGGCATCACGGTGCTGTTGCAGTTCGCGAGGTAAGCGGAAAGGATCGAGGAAATGAAGGCGTTGAATTCATCAGCCGTCATGCTGCTGATCGCCTTCGTGATCACAGCGGTGTTGATGTTCACATCGGCCTGGTTCAAAAGTCCGCGCACGCGATCATCAGACGGTGCGCCCAAAAACGCGCATTCCTGGATGCCGAGATCCCAGTTTGTTTTCCGGGCTTCTTCCAGGCCGACAATGTAATCCCAGGAAAGCGAAGCGAGAGCCTGTTCGATTTCGAAAATCGAATAGCCAAGCGTTTTCGCCCAATTCACGACCGGGACGCTTACGGGCGTGACACCGGCTTGCACGGAATTGAGGCGGTCGTTTCCGGCGCCCTGGTTGATGATCCCGTCGAAGAAATTTCCCGAAGCGGAGATCGAGAGGTTTGTCAAAATCGACTGGCTGAAAGCACCTTCACCGACGGCGATATTGACATATTTCGCCGGGGGGACCTCATAGAACACCTGGCTGACGATTTCCTTGCGGATATACGTCAGGGTGTCAATCGCTTCCTGATAGCCAAGGCTCGAAGGATCGATATCCCCGTTGGCGTTGCGTAAGGTCATTCCCCGAAGTGACCGCGAATTGTGGCGCTGCGCGATCCTCTCCAACACTTGCTGTTTCTTTTGTTCGGCGGTCAACATGGTTTTTTTCTCCTATAAAGGTTTTGTTTTCCCCGACGTGTTTCGCCGGGGTGTAAATTACATTGCTGTCGTACGGCTGACTTCGACGAAGTTGGTACCGTCGAAAACGAATTCGATGATAAAAACTTTTGCGGTATCGGTTCCGGTCGCAAGCGTACCCGTGGTCTTGAAATTCGTGCCAAAGGTCAACGTGTAGCTGTCGGTTCCAGAAGTCGTGACTTTGATCACGTAACGTTTGCCGATCACCGCTCCGGTAACTACGGCCGCGATGGTTTCGTTCTCAGCCGGCGTCAAAGTGGAAAGCGCACGGCTTGCTCCAGGAGTCCATGAAGGCGTTGCGCCGGGAGTAATAACGAGCGGGGTCTGATGCAAAAGATCAAACGTTCCGGTTGCATCGGGAAGCGTGTAAGTTTGATCAGCGGTGAAATCAGGAACGGCCAGAGAACCTTCAAAAGCATCCGCGGTCGCGCCTTCAAAAACGAAGGGAATCGCGCCTTTGATGGTCGCTCCGGAAACATCCAGAATACCGATGATATCGATCGTGTCGCCGGCCGCATTTCCGAGAGCGACGTTGCCGGTCGCGGAAAGAGTCGTGAAAGCGCCGGACGACGGCGTGCTGCCGCCGATGGGCGTGTTATTGATCGAGCCGCCGGTAATCACGGTCGGCACAGCCTGGGGTGTCAAAACAAGGACGCGAAGCAATGCGCCGGTGCCGGTCGCATTGTCAAGTGCGAGACCGCAAACCGGGTTTCCGGCGTTGGTCTTGACGCGGATATTGGACGGCACGAATTCAAGCTGATCGCCGCGGGAAATGGCACCGGAGGCTTCCATCCAAACGATAGAACCGAGGCCGGCAATTTCAAAAGTGTCAGCCGGTTCGAAGGCCTGTTTTTTGGGAACATAGATCACGGAACCAATCGAAACGTCGGTCGCGGCGCAAATGTCCACGATGATCTGAGGGCCGTCGGCGCTGACGAGCTTGACATAATCGCCCGGCTTCACTGATGCCGCTTCGGAATCAGGGTCAAGCTGAACGGAAAGCGTGAAAGGATTGAGCAACATGGCAAGAGCACCTTTAAGCGGTGCCTGCGAGAACTGGTTCATCTGTAAAGTCATTGTGATTTCTCCTCTTGTTTAAAAGTTAAAAAATTATTTGGGTGCCTGGCCGAAAAGTTCTTCGCCCCGGTTGCACTTGGAGCCCATCGTTTCAACCATGACACTGGGGCCGCCGGCGTCTGCGTTCTCGCGGAGACCCTTTACTTTTTCGAAAAATTGGTGACCGTCTTTGCCGGCGCGGCGCGCGTTTTCTTTTTCTTCTTTTTCCTTCGCGTCTTTGCGCTTTTTTTCTTCCTCTTCTTTTTCAGAGACGTTTTTCTTTTCTTCTTCGGCTTCGGCGGCATTCTTTTTTTCTTCCTCTTCCTTCGCCGCTTTCCGCTTGGCATCTTCCTTTTTCTTTTTTTCTTCTTCCTCAGCGGCGTTCTTTTTTTCTTCGTCGCTCATGGAATTTTCGCGGTAATTTTCAACGAGTTCGGCAATGCTGTGTTCAGTGCCTTCCGCGTCCACGAACTTGTCTTCCATCGTCGCCGTTTCGACTTCAGCCCCGGAGTTGGCCTTTTTCTTGGAGTTCAGGAGTTCCTGAACGGAAACTTTTTTTCCGTCAACATCAACCATCACATTTGACGGGTCGCGCGTGATTTCGTCGCGCTGCTCTGCTGCGTTCTTTTTCTTCGATTTGATCCAAAATTTAAAGGCCATGTTTTTTTTCTCCTGTGGGTTCTTATCGCCTGTTTTAAATTTAGCATCTTGAGTGCTGTTATCCTGTGAATTTGAGTTTAAAAAACGAATTTTTGTTGAAGAAATTTGGATCGTTCCTTCTCCGCGATCCAGAACGACCATCATGTCTTTTCCGTCCGAAACCTGAATTTTCCCCTGCTTTCCGGAGAACATCCCCTCTTTTATTTCGACGCGCTTTCCGGCGTCGGGATGAATGGACGTCATGGCTCCGTTTTCTTTTCGATTTAAAGAGGCCGCACCTTTGGAGTTGGCGAAGATCCTGCAGCCTTCATACCGGGGATTGTCGACGAGTGCGAGGTGAGTAAATTGGCCGTTCTGAATTTCTTCGTCATATTTGATCGCGTGCCATTCGCCACCCGGGCCCACTTCGTGAACGTCAAACGCGCACGAAACAGAATAGCCTTTTGAGACAAGATCCTTCGCTTTATCGTCTGTCAAAAGAAACGCGCAATACGCCCATCCGTTTGATTCGCGCCAGACGCGCGTAACGAGCCCGACCGCTTCCTTTTCGAATGTCTGCGGCGTCACGTCGACGTGGTCAATCACGACCGGCTTTCCGACGAATGACTGCAGCATCCGGTCAATCGCTTCGCTCGGAAGCATTGCGATGCCCTGGCCGACGTCTTCGTAGGAAACAACGCCAGGCTCAAGAAAATTACAGACGTATTCCTTCGGCCAATCAGTGGCGTTTGTCTTTTTGATGCCGACGTTGTGAACGGGTTTTGTCTTGATAAAGGCGGTAATCATTACATCCCAATTTTAACTGATCGAATGCTTTTATCTTAAAATCGGAATGGCAACGCACCGGCAATTGTAGTCTTCGCCGGGGTTGTTTTGCTCTCCGGTGTCGGAGTTCGTGATGGGCGGTTTGTCCCAGGAAAATATTTTCCCATTCAATTCTTTGTGAGATTTTCTTACGCGTTCGTCGTTGGAGGTTGACCATTCATATTCGTTCAGACCGACTTCTTTATACCGTTCTTCCCGGTATTTCGAGACGAGCAAAGACGTTTCCTGCCGCGCGATGAATCTTGCCCGGCGTGCAGCGCTGCCGGCTTCGAACTGAATCGTTTTCGCAAGTGTATCTGCCCGGACTCCTCCGAAGATCATGGGTTCAAGTTTTGCGCGCAAACTCGCGGTCTTTTTTTGAGACCATCCAGTAATCTCATAATCAACACTGTCAAAATAATCTTCGGAGAGTCTCCGCGCGATACCTTCCGTCATTTCGGGATCGATGGTAATAAAATCAGCCGTGCTCTTTTTGAACTGCTCGTCCAGGGATAAGAAAACCCGGTCCAGCCCGGGCATGAAACTAAACCCGAATTTTTTCTGTTCCTCTATTTTTTTATCCACTTCGTTCAGGTATTGCTCAAGTTCTTTTTTAATTCTATTCATTCGGTTCGCGCTGTCGGCCACGGCGCCGCGAACGTCCTGCGGTAATTCCGAAAGAGATATCTTGAATCCTTTCTCGAATTTCTTTGCGCCAAGGCTGCGGAGATCCCGGCTGACATTCGCATTGAATTCCCCGACGAAAAAGCCGTCCTGATATTGAACGCGGCCGGCTTTGAGAGCCGCGATCAAGCCGGCTTTCGAGTTCATAATCTTTTTTTTGGCCACGCCGTCAGCGCTTCTTATGCCGGCGTCCCCGGATGTGACTGCAGGTACTTTTTGACCTGCGGTCAATTTTCCTTCACGGATCAATTCTGAAACAGCAATCAAACGATGATGCCCGTCCGTGATCATCATTCGGGGTCCGGAGTCCGTTAACACCTCGGCCACGACGAATGGCTTGATTGATTTTGTGGCCAGGATGTCTTTTTTGATCGCCTCGACTTTAGGGCGCTCGATCGCACGATTGTGCGGATTGGGAAGAAGTTCATCGATCGGAATTGAGAGGCGCTTGTTCTGGATCTCGGTAGAAACTCCCAAAATCTTTAAAAGAGGCCGGTATAAAAGATCAAACCAAAACTCCCGGATCTGAATTTCCAAATCCAAGGAATAATCTTTCCGGTCCAGAATCGGCTTGAGCCGTTTCGGCTGCGCGAGGGCTTGAATCATGCTTCGGAAACTTTTCCTGGAACCGTTTTTTGAGGAAGATCCACAGCCATCGGATTAATCGGCGGTTCGGCGTCAGCACCGGCCAGCACCTCGGTGTCGATCGGGCAGAGGCCTTCCTGCTTATTGATCTTCGCCAGTTCATGGTCACGGAGCAGTCCCTGCGCGTACTGCGCGTTGTAACGGTTTGATTTTTGGGTCTTGACGTTTTCTTCCTGTTCGGCTGAAAGCACGCGAAGCGGTTTGAATTCGAATGAAATATTCTCCGGAGCGAATCCGAAAAGTTTACGGCATACAAGCGGGAGCACGCCGGTCACAACCGTCCTGGCCTTATGCCGGACTTCGCTTTCGATCAGGGAATTGTAGTTTTCAATATCATCCTCCCCGGAATTGAAGCCGGCTGCGGAGATCCCAAAAAGTTTCGTGAGCGGCATCCTGATCGCAGCAGCCTGGCCAATCCGAATCTGCGTCAAGATTTCCGCAAGTCCGGAAAAAGCTATTTGCTTTTGTTCATAGTCATCGTCTTTGTCCATGATCAAAGCGCGATGATAATTTTTGAGAAGATTCGCAATGCCCAGGCGCTGCGTGGTCTTGCCGGCCGCCGCGTTCGCCAAGATCTGCGTATTGAATCCTTCCAGTTTCCAGACATCGATTTTCGCTTCATCCAGAAGTTCATAGATCACGTCTTCGGCTTTGAGATATGCCTGCAGAGGCCGGATCATGCGTTCGAGTTCGCTCATGCCCCATCCCTGCAGCCGGCGGCGCAAAAAGCTCGGCGCTTCTTTTCCGAGAACTTTAATCACGCGCGACTTGTGAAACGGTTGAAAATAATAGGTGTATGGGCACGGCACTTTTTCAAAGCTGAGATAATTCTGAGTAAGTTCCCATCGATCGGCATCGATAAATTGTAGGTCGCTATTCTCGCCGATAGCATCGGCATCAAGCGGCAAGGCAGGGTCCTGATCAGTGTTAATGATCAGGCCGGCGCCTCCGAAAAGTTTCGCCCAGCACATCGTGTCTTTGATCGCGCGGATCACATTTTTTTCGTCCAAATAATCATTGAGCGCATCGATATCGTCCGCACTGAGTTCGTCGCATTGAATGTCCAGGCCTCCACGGAATGCGTCTTCGACGGGTTGATTGATCGCGGTTTGAATCACGCCGTGCGTCATGTAGGCGTACGTCAGAAGTAATCGATTGAGCGTAAGCGGATTATAGGCATTGTCATACGCAAGTTGGAAAGGAAGAGATCCGGGTGCCACTCCATTCGACATCGCCTGATCAAAAATCCCTGACATCAATGTATTCGGCGGTCCGAATGAGTTTGCTTTGGCCTTCTTTTTCTTTTTCATCAAAGAACCTCCCAGATTGTTTTTTTCGATTTGATCAGTTTTTCCAATGCGTACCGGGCGTTGTCCGGAACGTGGTTTGAAGCATCAACGGGAACTGGAAGAATCATGCCGGTGTTCTTGTCGACTTTCCATTTGTAATTTTCGAAATTGTCTTTCGCCCCGCGACACCTGGGGTGAATAATGATCGCTTCGAAACTTCGGAGAAATGTAATTCCATCCTCGACACTTCCCTCGCCTTTCTCCGCTCCGTAAATCTGAAAGCCTTTTTTTCGGAGATAACTGATCGTATCGGGCCGTGCGCTGTCGGCGGTGATTCGCCATTTCCTGGCACCGGGAATTTCATCAAGCCGTTTCGGAATGTCGTCCAGTTCAATCCCGAGGCCGTAAACTTCCTGGTCGATGTAAAGCGTTTTCCCGATAATAAAATAACGGTTGAAGGCCAGAGGATCGACGGAGAATCCGAAATCAAGACCGAAATAAAACTCAACGTCTTTCGGAGTTTCGAATTCTTCTACTCTAAATTTACCACGAAAGATAAGCGCCTCCCCGTACTTCTCAGGCTTCCCTCGCCAAACGTGCAAATATTTTTCATAATCCGTGCGCTTGTCGTATTCCATTTCCTGGCGCAAGACGTCCGGGAACCACGGATTGTCCTCGTAGTTCATTTCCTCGCGGAGCGCATTGTCCGGAAGGCCTTTGACATAGCGCGTATACGTGGCGCTGTTCTCGTCTTTTGGGTTGAATGAAATCCAGATCTCGGAACCGTCTTTGCGGATCGTTGGAATGAGAACACGCCACGATGCTTCGGAGACGGCCTCGGCTTCTTCCACCCAGCAAATGTCCACGCCTTCGGTCGACTTCACCTCGTCAGTATTGTTCCTCAATCCCTTAAAAATGAATTCGCTGCCGGACGTGGATTTGATCGTATTTTCCTGCGCGACGAAATATTCGCCGAGGCCAAGGGATTTGATTTGATCTGTCAAGAGGCGGTGAACGGAATCCTTGATCGAGGCCTGGATCTCGCGCGTGCAAAGGATACGGAGTTTCGTGAAAGCGGCGCGGAGCACGAGACGCCTGGCGATGGACCAGGATTTCGCGCTTCCGCGGCCTCCGTGGAGAATCTTATATCGGGCGGGTGGTTCCAGAACCCGGAGTGATTTCTCCGGGAATTCGACGTGTAATTCCATCAGGGCGCCGGGGGTGGCGCCGTCAGTTTTCCTGCGACTGGATGAAGGTGAATTACGGGGGGAAGAATCGGGGCCCCGGCCGCGCCTGTGAGTTCGCCTTCAAACTTTTGAGGAACCTTTCCGATGATCCGGTCCAGGATCTTGTCCAGGTCCGTAAACTCCCCTTTTGAATGGCATTTTAAAATAACCCGCGCGAGCGTAGATTCCAAAGACGGAACGTCTTTTTTCTTCGTGAGATCGTCCAGTTCATCCTTAGTAAGTTCAAGGAGTTTCGTCACGGTTTCCGCGATCAATTGGCGCGTGTATTTTCGGAGTTCTTTGTCGGGTCCGGGCGGTCTGCCGGGGCCTCCCGGGTGTCCGGGTTGAAATGGTTTAAGATTCTGATCGTTCACATTTTCCTCGCATTTTCTGCGTGTAGATTTCCATCTCAATCATACCTTATAGAGAATTTCCCACCTACGCGAGGTTGTGACCGCACTTCGGGCAGAACTTATTCGGAGTCCGTTTCTCTTTCTTTTCTTCCCCGAATCCGTATTTAGCGAACCCGAGTTCCTCGAACTTTTCTTCGATAAATTCAGTATCCCACGTTCCCGCGATGGCTTTGTTCAGCCAAATCACAACGTCCTGCATCTCCTGAGGAGTGAGCGCACGATCCGCGACGTAGACATCAATGACGTGCGCCGGCCCGAATTTCTTTGTCAGGAGCGCAATGCGTTGATGCCCTGAAAGGATGATATTGTCCTGAGTAATGTTCGGAACCGACGCGAGGCCAATTTGATCGATGGACTTTTCAAGCTGCTTGACACCCAATTCCGTCTTTTTCCTGGGGTTTTGAGGATAAGGTTTCAGGTCTGATAATTTCCGCGTTTCGATTTTCCAGTTAATCATATCAAATCCTCCTTTTTAATTTTCTGATTGCCGAAGAATTTACGCATTTTCTCGAATGCTTTTTTCTCGGTCTGCTGAATAGCCTGATGCGATTTTCCCATGATGCTCGCGAGGTGCCGGCGCCGGAACTCCCGCTTCTTTCCGATTCCAAACCGGAGGGAGATAATTCGGCGCTCCCTGTCTGTAAGTTTTTGAAGTGCCTTTTTCAAAAGTCGCTTCCGGTCTAAATTCTGAATGTTCCTGATCGCTTCCCCGTCCGGGCAAACGAGTGCAATCTGACCGAGTGTCGGGCTGTCCTCCTGGTCAGGGTGAAGAGGCGCATCGAGCGCAATCGGTTCTCCGAGAGCCCGGTACGCGCTCTGCATGGCATCGCTTTTGAGGTGTTGCTCAAATTCGGCCTGATGTTTCTTTTTGAGTTTGGACATCAGGTCGTAGGCGTAGCACGGGACGCGCACCGCCTTGAATCCTTCTTTTCGAAATTCCCGGCTGATCCCTTGGTAAATCCATCCGTAAGCGTAGGTCGAAAGCCGGCATTTTCGTTTTGGGTCAAATCTTCGTGCGGCAATGTAGAGGCCAATCAATCCGACCTGAAAATAATCCGAATATTCAAGCTGCTGATGATCGTTCTGAATAAGCCATGCGAATTTTGTTTCGAGAACTTTTTTCACGAGTCCTCTGTTTGCGAGTGTCGCCTCCCACGCCTTCTTTTTATTCAAAATCCACGATCCCCTTTCTCTCGCAAATCAGCCGAAACTTGATCCCTGACAAGACAAACGGTTCCAATCGCTTCATGGAAAGTGATTTTGTCCTGGGTTAGATAAAGGTGAATCTTTTCAGTGAGATCTGTGGTAAATCGCCGGACGTTTTCATCGGCCTTGATTGTTCCGACGGTCGGAGCGTGCCAGAGAATCATCGCCCCGATCATGGACGGATAATTCATTTGGTATTCCCGTGCGTAGTACGCGACGAGCCCTTGAATTTCTTCGAGGAATTTTAAAACGTCATCCGGGTTGCTCATCGCTCAAGCCAGGGCGTCGCCAGGTAAGATTGCTTTTCCTTTTGATATTCCCTGCGTTTTGGGTCCGCAACAAGAAAATGCCGCGTCAGTTTGATTTCTTTTCCGCTTTTATCCAGAATCGGTTTCCCGGTTTTGTCCGTCATCGTAATCACTTTTGATGCATGGACCGAATAGGTCCGGTTTCGGATAGACAAATCGTCATACACTTCGCGTCTTATTTTTTTAGATGCTGTGCCGTTCATTTTCTTTTATATCCTTTCAAGGTGGTGAATGTGCCTGCAATACAAATTTCCGGCGCTTCGAACTCCGAAAACAATGACGTTGAAAATAGCCGTCCAGATCAGCAAAAAACAAACGCCGATCAAAAATCCAAACCAGAACCAGTTTCCTTCCCTTTTTTTATTCATTAGTTTTGCTCTCCGAGATTGAACCCGTTGAAAAACGTTATGAAATCTACGCCGTTGATCGTTACGGTGTTCCCGGCAGTCCACGGCTTTTTGCCGATGATTAAAGTTGAGTCTGCGCGAAGCAATAGAAACTCCCATACTTTCGGGCGGTGAGGCTGATTGATCCACGCCGGATCGATGTCAAAATAAGTCATTGACTCTTTTGTTTTTCCGTGCATCGCATGAATTCGCTGTCGTTGTAAATTACTCTGAATTTTCCCCGGAATTGCTGGGACAAATCTTGACGAGGTACATCCTGGCTAAAATCAAAAATGGTTCCCACGCATGGCCGCCGGCTTATATATCCCGACAATTCTGCAATGTGCCGGAGTTTCCGGTACCGTTTCGCCTCAGCTGCCATAATCTGCTTCCGGTCGCGGCATCTTTTTTCAAAACGGGAAAGTTTTTTAGCGAATTGAGCGATCCTGATCGTGCGCTGTATCATGCTTTTTCGCTGCTCTTCCTGCTTCGCTCGAACTTTGTTCCGGTAAAACGGAATGTGCATCAAAATATTTTTCATGCTTATCCTTTCAGGTTAAAGGTTCAGGATGGCAGGGAATCGAACCACTGCACGTCGCTCGTAGCAGCAGATAAAGCGACTGGGTTGTTAGTGTCGGCCGATCCCCGGTTTCTAGCCGGGGGATCTCCGCTGCGCCCTCATGCGTCTTTGTCATTTCGCCACATCCATTCCCTTTTCATCCGGCCGGAAGCATACCGGCCTTTGGGTCGCTGTTGAGACGCCCTCGGACAAAATTTATTCTTGTCTTTCCGGTGCTTTGTCGGAATAGGTCACAACGAATTGTTCATCGTTGTTCCGTGATTCGATTCTTTGAACGTATTGCCGTGATTTAAACTGCTTTTCATCGATCCAGAATTGAATAGCTTCCAGAATCGTGGCTTGATTTAAAATCACCTGATTGGTTCCAATCATAAATTCTCCTTTTGGTGTGCCTGACCGGACTCGAACCGGCATCTTGGGTTATGCAGCCCAGGTCTTGCCAATTAAACGACAGGCGTCTGATTCCAAAATTCCTTTGCTTGCCTCGCCGCTTCCATCCACGCCGGCGACGGCTTTTTCGTGATCTCCTGTCCCGGCCTATACGCCGCCCAAATTTTCGCGCGGAGCATTCTGGGGATCTGGTTCCAGTGCTGTTTGCAAGCAAACAGCTCCGGCGGTACCGGAATCGTGCAATTCGGGGCGTGGCAAGTGTGGATCATTTTTTCTTTTCTTCCTTCTTGGGCTCTTCCGACTTTTCCGGCTCTTCAACCGGAGGCTTCGGATTGACGAGTTCGTCGATCTGGCGCTGCAGTTCGTTCATGGCACCGACGATCATCGTGTAAGAGGCCTTCGCTTTGTTCTGCATTTCAACGGACTGCAAGAAAATCGAATCCCATTGCTTCGCTTCCTGCTGCAGCTCGGCGATTCGCTTCTTTTGTTTCTCAACGAATTCATCATTCGCCTTCTTCTGCTCGGCGGTGAGGGTCACGGCCGGCGCGGGAGGGACGGCGGGTTTCTCGGCCGCGAAAGCCACGGTCGGAAGAGTGAGCATTAAAAAAACGACCCATTTTTTCATTTTGATTTTTCCTTTTGGTTAATGCTGCTGTTGGATTTTGAAACGGTTTTTGCGAATTCTTCAGTGTTGCACTGATACGGGCGGCTTGAATGAACGAACTCGATGTAGTTCGCAAGCTGCTCCGGAGTCTTCACGGCCGGCAAGAAAATTTCGTTCAAGGCCGCGCGTCGGAGGCTTTCGCTGTCCATTTCGTTCACGTCTTTCTTGAATTCAAACGCGCGGAGAATGATCCGAAGTTCGTTTGTTGAGAAGTTCCGCGCTTCCCGTTTAACGATTTCTGCGAGATCGACCTTGGCGGCGCTGCGTTTAATCCAGGCGGGAATTCCTTCGCGGATTGCTTTGATAGCGGCCGCTGCATCGGCCTTTTTCTTTTCGCGGATTTTTTCTTTTTGTTCCTTTGACAGTTCGCGCTGTTTGCCTTCCTTCTTCTTCTCCTTTGCGCGTTCAGCCTCGTATTTCTTTTTCGTGCGCGCTTCGAAATCCTTTTTGACTTGAGCAGCGTACGTTTTGTCGAATGTCCGAGGATTACCGTATGTTTGGGCGTAATGAACCTTGCCGGCGGCTTCGGCCTGAGATTTTCCAAACACCTCATCAAAGTACAATTCTTCGGTCATTCGAAAGATCGCGCCACGGACATTTCCGCGGGAAGATTTGGCCACCTGCTCCTGATACTCTTTTGGTATCTTTGCCAGTTCCTCAATGTCTTCATCGTTGAATTGTCCGCTGGCAAGCGCAACGTCTACTTTGGGGTCAAGTTTGCCGGCCACGCTGACCATGTCTTTGACTTCCTTTTCCTTGAGCCCGAATTTATTGGCAATCACGAGCGTGTTGTATTTCGCCGGCGCATTTACCAGAAGTGCCGCGAAACCGCGGCAACGCTCGATGTAGGCAAGATCTGAACGCATTAGATTCGCCATCATCTGTGATTCTTTAACGATTTGCTCATCTGCCGGCGTGACGAAATAGACAGGAATTTCGGAACGCTTCAGCTTTTTAAAAGCGCGAAGTCTTTGTTCTCCGTCGACGAGAACATACTCATCGTTTTCTTTCCGGACCGCGACGGGCTGCAGTAAGCCGACCTTTTCGATTGATGCCGCGATTTCATCGACGTCTGAAAAGTCTTTCCGCGGCTGCTCGTTGATTTTGATTTGAGAAATTTGTAGTGTCTGGTTCATGTTTTTTCCTTTCGGTTTTGGTTGTTGTGTTGTTATTAAAATGTAATTAATTCCCCGACGCATGGGTTGGGGAATTCCCTTGTTTTTGAGACAAAAAATTTTTAGCGCTGCACACCGGGCAAAGCCGGGGTCCCTGTTTTTGTTTTTTGAGTTTCCGTTCGAACTTCCGGTCACCTTTCCAGGTCCTGACCACTTCGAAACTTATGCCGGCTGCGCTCACGAACTGCAGAAGCCGGCTGCCGCGTCCGTTTGTGTGCCGCTCGAAGCGTCCGTCCAGGTTAGTTGTCCATCCGATGTAATGCTGAACGTGCTTGAATTTTTCCGCGAAGTGAATCAGATAAATCGTGCCGTTGTATTTCATACGCCGCACATTCCTTCACATTCGTTTTCAAAAAAATTCAATTGTCCGGTGCGTTCGTCTTTGGACCGGAAATCCACCTGTTCCAAGGGCACACAGCTTCGGTGAAGAAAAGGCTTTCCTCGGAATCCGGAAACTTGAGCGAGTGAAGATTGATATTTCTTCTCAAATTCAATTGCTGCTTTAAAGGATTCGGGGTCCTGCTCGCGAAGCCTTTTCCATTCGGAATCGTTATGGTAAGGACAAAAGACGCATGCGGATCGAGGCGGTGCCGGATATCCGTTTTTCTTCATCCATTCCAGGCAGCCTTTGCGAGTGATCCCGCCATCGACGAGCGGATAATAATTCGTTACCCAAGCTCTGCGCGACGGTTTCATGCGCGTCGCTTCATCAACCGAAATCCCGATCCATTGGCGAACGGTGTTCTTTCCGACGATGCTTTTCATTTCTCGATAAATCACTTCGATTTTGTGATCCGTCGTGCATTGCCTCATTGCGAGCCCAACTTTCCCATCGACGTCTTTGATAAAAGCCGGCACGGCGTGCTGCGTGTAATTTTTTCCTTTTTTGCTTGTCCTAACCCTGCACGCGTCTTCGCCGAGGTTTCCTTTGCTGACTCTGTGAACTTGAAAAGGAAGCTGATTTTCAAGCCAGTCGAGCCATTTATAAACTTCCGCGGGTTCCGACTGCGTATCCGCAAAAATGGCGCATTCAGGCATCGGCGTCAGTTCTCCACGCGCGGCCATGAGCGCCATCGCGGAAGACTGAACCCCTGCGCCTAAGCTAAGAATATTTATTTCCATTTCATTCCCCGATAATGACCAGATTTTTTCTTGCCCGGGTAATAGCGGTGTATAGCCATCGGCGCCATCCTTCTTCCCCGTTTCGTTTCATAACGTGTTCTTCGTAGACCACGACTGATTCCGCTTCCGAGCCCTGGGCTTTGTGCGTGGTAAGGCAATAACCGTAATCAAAGAGATCCTCGAAATCGTCCGGATGGACTTCGTCGCATTGGCGCATGGTTTCTTTGCAGGTTTTTTCGTGCCCGAACTGATGCTTGAAAATTTTTCCGACATACAGGAAATCCCCCATATCTATTTCAGCCCAGTACCAGTGCAGGTCCGCTTCCTGGATGGATTTCACGGTCCCGATCATTCCGTTAAAAATTTTTCTTGCGTGATTGTTCTGGAGACAGATAACTTTCTCACCCGCCTGAGGGCGTTCCGGCATTCGTCCGAAGCGTTTCTCTCGGACGAATGCGTTGAGCCGGGAGCGTTTTTTGTTTGTTCCGCAAAGGATCATCCATTCGTGAAGGTTTGGGATTCGGTTCACGACGGACCCGTCGCGAGTTTTCAGGACCGAGCCGCATTCTCCGTATGGAATCTGGCCTTCTTCCCGGGCGAGCATCGAAAGCCGGATGATGGGATTGTCTTCCGCTTGCCGGTGGATCTTCTCCAGGCGCCGCATGGGATTCGCCATCAAATTGAACCGGCTCGCGACGGGCGGCAGCTGGCCGTGATCCCCGACAAAAAGCATGGGGATATTCAGGTCTGAAAGATCCTTAAAAATATATTCATCCACCATACTCGCTTCGTCGACAATCAGGCAGTTATACGAATGGTCTTTGTGCCCTTTTGTGAAATCGACGTCGACCGAGATATGCTCTTTTTTTGTTTCGCGATCGATGCGGCGTTCTTCCTGTTTGATGGGCTGATAAACCAGGGAATGAATCGTGCCGCAAAAGTCGCCCTCTTTCAGCGCGTCGGACGCTTTCAGTTTCCGTTCGAGGACGTCTTTCGCTTTTCCGGTGTAGCACGCGAATGCGATCCGGCATTCGGGCACGCTCTCGCGGACCGCTTTTACGATTTCGCCCATGATCGTGGTTTTTCCCGTGCCGGCATACCCGCCGATGGTTGTGATGGGTTCGCATTTTTTGAGGCGCTCCACGGCAAAATCGACCACTTCCTGTTGTTCCTGGGTCAGCGTTATGGTGTTCACAGCACGATTCCTTTCATCAAGAGTTCATCCTCCATCATTTTTTTCTTTTGGGATGGAGGAATCAGATCCCATTCACGATCCATTGGTTCAATCACCTCGCGCTCAAAGCGGGCGAGTTCGCGCCTAAAAAAAGGGGTGTCTTTGCCTTCCCGGAATTGCTGCCGGATATAGAGAATGCCTTCCCAGAATTTTTTGTAATGCCGGAGGAAACGCTCGTTCATCACGGTTTCTCCTTTGGTACCGGTACTGGATGCGAGAAAGTACCGCACGCGGTACCGCTCCAAATCATTACAGGGATGTCAGTTAAGGCCTGACGGTACCGCGGTACCCGAAAAAACGATTTTTTATATGCGTCTGGCGCGGGGGGTGAATCGGGATTGAAAAAGTGCGCGGATAAAAAACCTTGTAATTTAGCGGTACCGTGGTACCGATACGCACTAACCCTTTTAATTTCAAATATTTGTTGCAGTACCGGAAGCGGTACCGCAACGGTACTCCGGTACCGATTAATGGACACGAGGCACCTCGCGGTCAAAAGTTGGCAATTCGTTTTCGATAAGTTCCCGGAGCGCATCGGGTGCCGTGTTGTAATCAAAAACCACGCATTTCTTCTGCATGCCTTTGATCCACTTTTTGACATTCCAATCGATGTATCCTTTTTCCTCTTTTAGGTACGCGCGAATACTGCCTTCTTTGAACGATTCTTCACCCCGGCTTTTCTTGAATTCCTGGGCCCAAACCTGATGCAATCCGTGGAAATAAAAATAGATTTTGTCGCCTTCGATCAGCCAGTATTTGTCATCAACGAGGCCGCGGGTTTTCATGGCCATGAGGTCTTCGAGGAAAATATTGACCGCCTGCTCTTCGGAATGTTCAGCTTCCACGTCCTGGGTTTCTTTCAGGAGCCAGTTCGCAAAATCAAGATCCTTGTGCCCGAAAACAATCGCGTGCCCGGCGACGACGATGGCGTAATTGAGCGCGACGCGGTCCTGGACGCCCTTGGATGTGAAAAAGTCCTTCCATTCGTTCAGGGTCTGGCCGAATGGTTTGATCAATTCTTTTTTTCGTTTCAGGATGTCGTAAAAATGGTAGGAAAGCCGGCTTCGGTTCTGGTTGAACCAGTTGAAATTGTCGGCCTCTCGTTTTGCGCGGCTGACGAAGACAACGATGCATCTGGAAAGGACGGCCGGGTCTTTCGGGGTCTCCTCGCCTGAAAGTAATAGGGTTCCCCTTACCTTTGCGTCGCGGAGCCCGAAATCGTCTTTAACGCCCTTGCCGGCGCCCTGGCGGTTATACACGTTGCGGAGAAAACCGTTCTTATAGGCGATGTCCTTCGTGTTGCGGTACTCGTCCATGTGGAACGGAAGGCTTGAAAAATAGGCCAGGCTGCGCTGTATCGCGACGGCGGTGGTCTGGCTGATCGATTTGCCGGTCTCTTCTATGCCGAAGAAATTGACGATCCATTCCGCGACGGTAGTCTTCCCAGACTGAAACTTACCGGTCACAAAAAAGAAAGGAAAGCTCCGGTAAGCGTCAAAGATCTCCTCCATGAACGCGACGGCCGTTATCCATCCCAGGGCCACGCATGCTTCGTTTACGCCGATGGACTGGCCAAGACGCCTGCGGACTTCGTGAATATCGAATGGCGACGTGTGCAGGGTCGGGAAGGTTCCCAGGTCGGTATTGCGCCCGGTGGAAATGGAAAGAGGGATAGGCTTTATCCCTCTTTTTTCAAGCCAGAAAATCCCGCTTTTGTCGGGCCGGATTTCCTTGCCTTCCCGGTCTATCGCGATGTTCCCAAAAAGCCAAATCTTCTCGCGCTCGATCCATCCCAGGTGATCGCTCTCGACAATGTACCGGCCTTCGTCCATCATCAGAAATTCCGATTCCCAAATGGTCAGGAGATCCTCAAGCCGGCCGCGCCAAACGAAATCCCCTTTCGAAAGCGCAAAGGTCCTGAAGGCCTCCGCTGAAGACATTTCCTTTGATCCGATCGTGAAAGGATTTGACCGTTTGTTGTTTTCATCCACGAACTCGATCTCGCGCTTGACGCCTTCCGGGGTGTCGTGCGTGGCGATCACGCGCATCACGAAATTCGAAATGGTTTCTTCCCAGGTCTTGTTTCCGGACGCCCGGGTGACCACGTAGCGGTTGAATTCCCGCTTCACTTTGCTGCGGTGATACTTTTGATTGTTCTTTCGAAGCACGACTTGTTTCGCTTCGGCGTCGAGACTTCCGAGGAATTCGTTCCGTGGCTTTGCGTCGTATATGACTTTCTTCAGGTCCCCGGCGTGCTTACCAGTCGCCGCGCAGCCGTCGATATCGATCTTTCCATCCACCTTCCAGGCATCCGGAAGCGTGGCGATCACGACTTCTTTGATGCCGGCCTTTTCGAGTTTGTAGGCCATGTAATACGAATAAAACTGCGTGTCGTAGCGGTCGATGGGGTTTGCTTTGTAGCGGTGTTCGATGGCCGGATCATCCTTCGTTTCATTGTCAAACATGATCACCGCTCGCTGCACGCCGTTATCAATGAGCAGCTTTGCCAGTTCAGGGAACTTCTTCTCGCTAAAAGACTGGATGCCCGGCACCGCAATGCATGGCAGTCCGTACTGCATGGCCGCTACGGCCTTGAACTCGCCCTCCGTGATGATGATCTCCGGCGGGTTGCCTGTGAGGTTCGCTTCCTGGTAGATTTCGGTGGGAACGTCTTTAAAGCCGAGTTTGTGGGGACGGATCGTTTCGATTTCGCCGTCCCGCCGGCGGTATGGAATGAGAATATTCGAAACGTCTTTTCCTTTGACCTTGTTCGTGTCGTTTAAAAGGATTGGATTAATGCGGATCGTCTTGATTTTGGGATCGAAAATAAAAACGCCGGACGCGATTAAATCCTGTTCTCTGAATTTTTCGAGGCGCATCAATTCGAGAACCGCCTTTTCAAAATCCAAAAGGTGAGCGCCGCCTGATCCGAATTTTTCTTTCTTTATGGTTCCGTCGGAAAACCCCCGCTTTTCGGTCAGCTCCTTGCGGTGCCGATCCGAAAGCGGGGCGTGATCCAAGAGAAGCCCGTAAATCTTTTCAAATGCCACAGGGCTTCTCCGTTTTTACCAGGGTGCTTTGTTGCCGTCTTTGGCTGCTTCTGCTCCTTCTTCCGGACTTTCCTCGCCGTGAGTCTTGAATTCACGGGCGTGGAAATCGTTCCAGAGAGATTCGCATTTCTTGAATTCGTCGCCTTCGTTGGCGCCGATCTTCTCGACCTTGAGGACGAAAAACTGGCCGAGATCGTTCTTTTCAGCCTTCGCTTTCAGGCGGTATTTCCATGCAAACATATCGCCGTCTGAAAACTGAGTCAGCGAAAGCAGCTCCTTTCCGGCCCTGTAGCTCGTCTTCGAAAAGCTGACGATGATCGGCATCTTGTATCCCGGGATGTACGCCAGGAAATTCAGGAACGCGGTCACGGCCGGCGGCTCGCCGTTCGGTCCGAATTCGCTTCCGGCTTTGACCCTGGGATCGAGCGGGTTGTCCGATCTCCAGATCACCGCGCCCGGTTCAAACGCCGGGTCGAAGTTTTTGTCGTCTTTCTTCGACGGGTTGAAGCGCACCCAGTTTTTCTTTTTCAGGATGGGCACGAACACCACGCCGCCGGCTTCGTCCAGAGGCAGGATTTCTTTCGTGAGAGAATTGATCAAAGATCCGGGGACGTGGATCTTTGGATCGATTTCGACCGTTTTGGGCGGGGTGTATTGAATCATCAACACACGCGGAAGAATAAGGTCTTCCTGTTCGGTCGGTTCTTCAAAGCCGCGGCGGGGCGCCGGGCGTCCAATTGCGGTTTCTTCCCTTTTGGCAAGAGCGGCGTCCGATTCCGCACCGCCGCCTTCGGCCATCGAGAAGTACATTTTCGGGAATAGCAGGTTAAAGAGATTCATGTTTTATTTTTCCTTTCGGTTTTGTTTTTTTGGTTGCGTTGATGTTACTTTTCGCCGCTGAAGGCGACGTTCGGCTTCAGGTAGAACTTGATGTACTCCGGAATCGCCGATCCCACTTCCACGCGTTCTTTGACAAAACTCGAAAGGCTTTGCGAGTTGACCGTCTCTTTGATCAGGTCTTCCCGTTTCTCTTTCTTCAGGAACTCGAAAACCATAGGCTCGAATTCCTTGTCAAAGCGAGCGTAGAGGCGTGGCTTTTTCAGGGTAACGAAGCCGATGCCTTCATATTTGGCGGTCGATTTCTTATCCTGTGCTTCCAGTAGCTCTGCGAGAGCCATCTCGATTTCTTCATTGTCTTTGTTCGCGTCAGTCAGCGCCGTTTCAAGGTCTGCTTTCTTTTTGCGAGCATCGCGCAGAAGAATCACGAGATCACGCTCCGATTTCGCTTTTAGAATTTCTTCCATTGCTATTCCCTCCTTTCTCTTTTAATTGATTCAAAAACTGTTTGAAGTCGTCCGCGGACCGGGCGACGATTACGACGCCGCCGGCATTCTCGATTTCCTTCAGAGTGTGCTGCTGCAGGGGCGTTACCTTGCCGCGCTCGGTCTTGAGTTCGCATGCTCCGAAAATGGATTTGAAACATGCGAGAATGTCAGGGATTCCGGAATAAAATTTGTCGGTCGGGAAATAAACCCAGAAGTCGTCAGGGTTGTCGCGTTTGAAATCGTTTGCGATTTTCCGGCACTTCCGTTTCAAAAGGTCTTCGGACATCAGGACGCTCTTTTCATGGGTTCAGTGGCTTTCCCTTTTAAAATGTCGAATACGATTTTTTGCGCGGCGCCTTTTTTCTGGATCGTTTCGAGGATCTGTTCATCGATGGTGTCTTCAGCGATCAGATGAACGTATGTCGTGCTTTTGGTCTGGCCGGCGCGGTCGGTCCTGGCTTTGGCCTGGATGTAGGCTTCCCAGGAATAGTCCAGGCTGAAAAAGATTTGGAGGTTACAATTCGTGAAGGTCAGGCCGTGCGCTGCGCTTTTCGGATGCGCGACGAGGAATCGTGATTTCCCCGCCTTGAATGCCTGGATTGATTCATCGCGATCCTTTGTAGAGGAGGACAGGGTTACAACAGAACCCTGTCCATACTTCTTGAAAAGTTCATGGCAAATTTTTATCAGTTCCCAATGAAACTGAATCCAGATAATGGCCTGCTGATCGCCGGCTTCCTCGATCACGTCCATCAATTCTTCGATTTTTGGATTCCGGAATTCCTTGACTTCGGTCGGGCCGAGGGGCGACGCCTTTTCCCCTCGGCTTTGCAGAACTTCAAACGCTTCGCCCAGGGTGTTATAAACGAATCCGCTTGTGATCTGCCGCAGCTTCATGACCTTCGTTAAAGCGACAGGCGCGATGATCGTTTCGTCTTTGATTTCGATGATCAGGTTCCGGCGCATTTCTTCATAAGCCATGCGCTGTTCTTTGGAGAGTTGAACCTTGCGGATCTCGTCAATCGTTTCAGGGAGATCGAGACAATCTTTTTTCTTCCTGAACCGAATCCATTTGCAGACCTCTGACATGAGTTCCTGCCGTTTATCTGCCGTAATCGCGTAATCGCATCTGCGGAGGACTTCCTGCATCATTGAACGCGTCAGCTTTGCGCCTTGCGGAAATTCCGCGCCGGTGTAACGGTTGCGGAGATAAAAGAATTTGTTCCGGAATCCGTAAAATGAGGGGTGTAAAAGTCCGGGCTGAATGAACTGCATCTGTGGCCAGTATTCCAGTTCGGAATTCGGAGCCATCGTGCCGGACATGATCAGCCGAAACCTGAAAAGCGGGGCCGCTTTCAAAAGATATTTGGCCGTTTTTGAAGTGTGATTTTTTAGGCGCGAACTTTCATCCAGAGCGCAAAGCCAGGTATCGGTCTTTGCCATTTCCTCAATCCATGCTTGCGTTTTTTCCGAAAGCACGGCTTCGTAATTGACAACGACGATGTGTAGGAACCGGGCGCGGCCGTGGCGGTCGTATTCAAGATTCGGCCGGCCGTCGCGGTGCATATTGTGGTAGGTGTAATTGCTCCACCTTTGAATGTCCGCGCCCCACGCGCCTTCCAAAAGCGAAAGCGGGGCAATCACAAGAAGACGGATGCGCGGGATGTGCTGCTGAATCCGGTGGTAAAGATGCAGAGTCCCGCGCGTCTTGCCCAGGCCCATTTCCCATCCGAAGCCGCCGATGCCTTTGTCCGGCGTGTGATTCATTAC